CAGAAGATAAAGACTTCGTACAGATTTGGGATATCACCTCCAGCTGTAAATTTTCCAAACGTCACCTCACTAAACGCAAGGAATTCTATAGAGAGGCAAACTATCCTTTCACGCTAGAGAAGATCGTTTATAAGTAGGAGGATTGGCAAGACGCCAGTTGCTCGACTTTACTCTTCGCTGATTTCTTCTTTGGTGTTTCGGCGTTCTTGATTGCGTCTTTATAGGGACTCATATTGACAGATTGACTTTCCGCCATTGTTCTTTTTGAATACTCTGACCGAAATTCGTTTTCTGCGGTTTTCATGGCATTTACGATTTCCGAGTTCATATTCATGAATTGTTCAAGGGTAAGTTTCCCGTTCATATTTTCTCCATCCCTGATAGGCACTCTTATTTTCTAAGATAATTTCGTTGATTCTCATACAAGTATTTATCCAAAAAATATTGACAATGATGACAATATATTATATCATTATAACATGAAAATACTGACATTAGATAACATAGCATACAATCTGGAAACTCTTCCTGAGGAAATCGACGATATGAGATTCGCTATTCTAGACAATAGCAATCCTAATAACGTTGACTATCATTACATACCATTAATCTTTTTAGAAAGCTTTAATAGCAGTGCTTTGGTGGTAAGAATTGACGATCAGATAATCAAAATGCCTCTTGATTGGCAGATCTTGATTGGTGAGCCTGAGTTTGGCGATTTAGAAACGGTTCCCTTAAAGAGCATTACTGATCGTGGATTCAAGGCATTTGAGTTCAATCCCTTATCCGGTTTCAAGCCCAGTTTTCTTGACATTGAGATCGTAGACATTTATCATGACATAACATGGTATGCTCCCAGACTAAAGAACGGACAGTTTCTTAGCATACCAATTGATGATCATGTTAGACCCAGATGTATCTACACAGTTAAAGAGATAAGCAGAAACTGTGAGATTGTAGATTTTGCACAGTGCTTCTAATGAAAAAAACAACCACTAATCAGGATGCGCGTTTAGAGAAACAAGACTTTGACTTGTTTGATGCTTTAGCGGCGCTTGATCGTAAAGACTATAACTACTATAGTAAGTTAAGTGAAGAGCAACAAAAGAAGTTTGTTCCCTATATGATGCTTATGTGGATGAGTGCCGTCAAACAAAACGGAGACATTTCGGCTTATCATGTGTTAAGTACTGAAGAATTTGCCAATCGACATTTGTTTAACGAGCACGTTCAGAATCATCCTGAATTACAATGGCTCATGCTTTGTGTTAGCAGTCCTAAGATGGGACGACAATTTCATGAATGGATTCCTCATCTATCTGAACGTATTAGTAAATATCGTGAGCCAGCAACGATCAAGCAAGTTCAGGATTACTTTGGCAAGGTTTATGTTGGCAGTAAAGCCTCTGACATTAAAGAGTTTAGTAAGATTTATCTTGATGAGCAACACAAGAAGTGTCGTCTTGCCAAAATGAATGACCTATTAAAGTATGAGGATCTTGAAGTTCTAAACTTATTAACAACTCAGGAAGAGATAGCAGAATATGAAAGAGAACTTGGCAGAGACTAATGATTTGACTTGTCAATGGTGTAACAAGACATTTATTAGGCCCAGTTCGTTTCAGACTCATATGTGTGAGAAAAAGAAACGATGGACCAGTCAAAATATGCCTGGAAACAGAATCGGTTTCAATTCATGGGTTAAGTTTTACAACACTGTTCATATAGGATCAAATAGATCGCTTTCCTATATTGATTTTATCAAGAGTCCCTACTATCGTGGGTTTGTTCGATTTGGAGAATACTGTTCTTCCTCTCGTGTGATTAGTATTGTTTCCTATATCGACTATCTACTAAAAAACTCAGTACCACTTGATAAGTGGGCCAGTGATACAGTATATACTAAGTTCTTGATACAGTTCGTGAAACATGAAGATCTCTATGATGCTATTTATAGAACAGCAGAATCTCTAATCGATCTATCAAAGGTCGAGAACATTCGTTTAGAGGATGTATTTCTCTATGGACCAAGAGGCAAGATATGTCATATGATTACTCAGGGTCAGATTAGTCCTTGGGTTCTCTATGCCAGCCCACGAGCACAGGAATGGTTGGCCAAACTCAGTGAATCTGAAGTTTCGTTTATCAATGAGTATATTGACCCTGTTTATTGGAATATCAAGATACGTCGTGATCCCGATATGTATCGGTCTGCTGTTATGCTACTTGAACGTTGTGGAATTTGACAAATGTTTAAGAGTGACGTTGATATAGACGTTGGTGATCGAGAGCAGATATTGAAATTGATCGCTCATATTCCTGCCATACAACAAGATAACGTTCGTTCAAGAAAGCATAATACTGGCATTTATGTTACTGACTGTCCCCGAGACTGCTTAACGAACATGGCCAGCATTGATTATCAACAAGCAGAGCAGCGTGGTTATTTCAAATTAGATATATTAAATGTTAAACTCTACGCTCATATTAAAACAGAAGCGGAGTTGATTGATCTAATGAAAGAGCCTGATTGGAGTAATCTTGAAGATCGAGAGTTTGTGAGTAAACTGATTCATCTTGGTCGTCATTATGATACTATTCGACAGATGCCTGAGCCTATTACAAGCATTGCTAGATTGAGTATGATGCTCAGTGTTATTAGACCAGCTAAGCGACATCTAATAGGACTATCATGGGCTGAAATTGCTAGAACTATCTGGGATCGTCCCAATGATGACAGTTATCATTTTAAGAGAAGTCACGCCATTGCTTATAGTCACTTAGTGATTGTTAATATGAATATGTTAGCTAGAGGGTACGACGAACTAGAGTAATACTTCGTCGCTTAATTCGTTTTTTGTTTATATCGTCTAGACTAACAACAGGTCCATGAAGTACGACTAGTCCACGATTATTAAATGTTTTAAGATAGGGCTTAAATGGTGCCCATTCTGTCTTTAGAAATATGTTTATGGGTATCATTCTATTACTTTCCCACCACCAAGTATCGCCCAAATTCAAGAAGGCTTGTTTCAGTGATTGCTCAGGAATGCTACCATAGTCATAGAATGTTGTAAAGGAATCATCTTTATTCTGAACGATGCCAATATATTCTTGTCCTCCATAGCTACATACTGTGATAAATGGATGATTCTCGGTGAGTTTCTTAAAAAAGTCAGTAGTCATAAATAGTATAAAGGACAAAGTATTGTGCCCGCTCAAAGTCAAGTTTATTTAGTCACTGACCGAAATCAGATTGTTTTATTATATCTAAATTCTACTGACAGTAGTAACAGGAGATATCAAGCCGTGTATAGCAAACCAATTACCATTCATCGTGGTATTACCAACGAGATCGAATTTCATTTTATCAATCAGAATCAAAAGAATGTCAACTTATTCAATCAAAATCTGATGTGGAGATTAATGAATGATCGGGGCGATATACTACTTGCTAGCAAGCTACTAGAGCCAGTATATCCAGCAACAGGGCTTATGAAATTGATACTCACGCCGTCCGAAACTGAATATTTAGATGCTCAGCGAGGCTACTATAGCATTAGTTGGCAGCAGGATTCAGGTGAGAAAGCAGGATACACCTTGGATAATGGACAGGCTCGTGGCGTGGCAGAGATTGTTGATAGCATTTATCCTCGAACAGTCAGCGCTCAGAACGTAAAATTGCCAACAAGACCAGCAGTGCCTGTAAAGTTTAAGAGTTCTATTATTGAGTCAACTGGTTCCCCGATAACCACTTTTCAGATTTGGGCCAGCAACTATACAGGAACGATTACTGTTATCTCTAGCGATGTGCCAAGCTTTTCCAGACCAGTTCCAGTTAAAGATAAGAACTATCAATTAACTGATTTTAGTGGATCCATGGCAATAGTAGTTGATGGTCACTATAACTATCTGAGACTAGACTTTGACAATCAGGGCACTCATTCAAATTCGGCTAATATAGGTGACATTACCGAGATTTTGGTAAAGTAATAGATTGACTTTACACTACGAAATGTGATATCATATCTATCTATGATAGATATAATCTCGCTCATTCCAGGCAGAAAACGTAAAACCTCTACTGGTTGGTATTCTTTTAATGCCATATGCTGTCATCATCGTGGTCATAAGCCTGACAAACGTAATCGTGGCGGAGTTATATTTCAGAATGAAACCGATTGGACCTATCATTGTTTTAACTGCCAATTTAAGTGCTCAGTATCTATAGGAAATCAATTTGGATCTCGGGTCAAGCAATTACTATCATGGTGTGGAGTCAGTGATCAAGACATCGATAAGATGAGTTTTGAGAGTTGGAAACATCGCGATATTCTTAAAGACTTAATGACTCAGCGTCGGTCCGCAATCACGGTTTCTTTTAAGACGGTTGATCTTCCTGAATCATGTGAGCCATTTGACTTTACTAATCCCAATCATAAACGAGATAAAGAATATTTGGAACGACGTGGAATAGACTATCATAGTAATAAGTTTTATGTATTCACGAAAGATTATACAAATCGCCCAGGTATTATCATACCCTATTACTATCGTCAAGAAATAGTTGGTTATACTATTAGACATTACGATGATAGAACACCTAAGTATATTTCCAATCAGCAACGAGGATTTGTGTTTAATCTTGATCGACAACATCCAGAAAATCAGATTTTGATTCTTGTAGAAGGTCAGATTGATGCCATGAGTATTAA